GTAAAATTTCTGCGATGGCAACCAAGCAAGAAGGCGCTCAAAAAACGATTAGAGTGAAAGAGGAGAAAAACGAAAGAGAGGAGGAAAAAGCACGAGTAACAAAGGTTCAAGATTCAGATGTACCCCAGACGTCACCGTATCTGGTTGGAAATGAAGTGGCAACGGATTCAGGACCATTATTATCGTTATTTGCATTGCAAGAAATTATGGCGAAGGTACGACAAGTACAAACCAATTATTTAACGGAATCCAGGGTGAATGATTTGGAGATTCCGGAAGTACAAGAGGTAGTTGCCGGCATTAAAGCTTTATTGGATGAAAAACTATATCGAATTGTAGAAAAACCGGAAACTTATTTTAGGTATATTGTAATGCAATCCAACGAACAATTCTTACGAGTAAATACATATTATGAAAAAATGTCTGAAATTGGCGACCCTTTAAAAGAAGATGATCCGATGGCGTTTTACACTACCATTTTGAAAAAGGTACGACATTTGAGAGAGCAAGGTTCATTTTTATTATATAATATATCAACACATGATTTACGTGGCATGGAAGTTGCGGATCCAGATATAATTGGAATTGACATTTCAAACGTTATTAATCATCTGACAGCGGAACATAGAGCAATGATACAACATATAATGGACGGTTTTATAATTGAGAATGGAAACGTTGCAATGCGTGATGTTGACACATATATGGTTGCAATGTCTGAACCGATCTATCAAATACATACTGCATTACAAGGCTATATTGAAGGAGTGCAACAACGTGAAATCAGGCAAGCTTTCGAATGGCTAGGAATTTTAGCACGAAGGAAAAGAATCGACCTCTCAAATGATTTTCTAACTGATTTTCGAAGACGTGATACTATATGGGTGCTATCATTATTATTACCAATCAACCCAAACGTTATTTGGGAGGTACCAAGATGCGCTATAGCAAATTTAATTATGAATATCGCTTTATGTATGCCAATGGGAGATTATTTGTTACCAAATCCGCGTATCGCGTCAATTACACTTACTCAAAGAATAACTACAACTGGACCTTTCTCTATTATGGCAGGGGCAACACCAACGGCGTTACAGATGGGGGATGTGAGAAAGATTTATTTAGCTTTATTATTTCCAGGACAAATAATAATTGACTTACGAGTTGATCCTACACAGAGAGTTGATCCTACCACAAGAATGGTAGCAGGCGTAGTTGGTCATCTTATGTTTACGTATGGGCCACGTTTTACAAATATTACTGCACATATGGCTGATGCTTTAGATCGAGCGTTGGGTGATTTTCTGTTATACATGTATGGAACACGAACTCCAGTAGCTTTTGGGCCGACGGGGCAGCCGCTTGATTTTCATATTGGACGGAATCAATATAATTGTAATAATTTCAGGGGAGACCCAGCGACGGGAAGAGGATATAATGGGTGGGCGGTTCAAGATGTTGAGTTACGAGAGCCGAGTCCGTACGATACAGTGCAAAGACAAATCCGTTACTGTAATATAGATTCGCGGGAGATTGTCGATCCAACAACATATGGAATAAATATGGAATATCATGTCTACACTGAGATGATGAGGATGTTGATTGCGGCGGGTAAAGATTCAGAAGCAGCGTATTTGCGACAGATGTTACCATTTCACATGGTTAGATTTGCGAGGATAAATCAAATTATAAACGAGGACTTGTTATCCGCTTTTTCAATGCCTGATAATATATTTGATACGCTACTTCCAAACTTAATTAACGGAGTAATGGGTGATAATGATCCAGTAATACTTGAAGTTGGTTGGATGTCGATTTGGTTTGCTTTTAATAGATCATTTGAACCGAACGCACGTTCAGATATGTTAAATCAAGTACCCTTAATTGAATCAATTTATGCATCAGAACTTTCGGTAATGAAGCATGATATGATGGCGATGTCAACTTTACAAGCGCGATTCCCAGATTCATTGATAGGTGCAAGGCCTTCACATTTCTGGAAAGCGGTGTTAAATGCGTCTCCAAGCGCGGTAAAGGATTTAATGAATTTATCATCATCACATTCATATGTAAATATTCGTGATATAATGAGATGGACACGAAGTGACGCTTATCAAAACTCAATGAAGCTAACGTTAGAAAGAAGAGCATGGGAAATTGCCAATGATTTCGAAGAATTAATGTTAGTAGATAGAGTATATATGCATAGATCAATGGTGCCAGAACCTAGACTAGATGATATAAATCTATTTAGAAGAGATGGTTTCTTTTACACAAATATGATGGAAGGAATGCCTGAATTAGAACGCTTGTCGGTTTATACGCATGAAATTGCTAGATTGCAAGCGAACATGGGTCAGTTTCGATCAGAGCTTCGTAGAATTATGGATAATGATGGATGGATACAGTTCACGATGATGTTAAGATCAGTACATGTCAAATTCTTTGAACAACGTCCCCCAGATGAAATTTTAAATGCTGTTCCTTTTGAATATACAGTCTCTGAGAAAGGAGGGTTGAGTTATGCAACTATTAAATATGGTAAAGAAGCAACTATATACTATTTGATATATAAAGTTGAATACTCAGATACCCCTGATTCATTAGTGCTCCTGAATCCAATGTATACGATGACTAAGGTTTATATGACGAAGCGAATTGTTGAAAGAGTAAGTGTTAATCAATTATTATCATTAGTTAATAAAAGGGTAGTTGCTTATAAGAAGAAGATGCGAATTATGGATATCACAGAGGGCCTCAAAGCAGGCGTTCGCCAGGCAATACCAACACTACAAGGGTAATGCAGCCGTGCCCCCAGGTGTTTGAGCCCCAGGAATACACATAC